TTTCCTTGCGAGGCTTCCATATACTCTGGCATTTTGATTCTCAATCCCCATCTTCTCACAGTGATCCGAAACCAGCCGGAGCATCGTCGGGTTTCCCGTGTTCTGGCTCACCATGCCATCAATCTCCGTTTCTGTCAGTTTAATCCCGGAATTTAGCAGCCGCACCGCCGCCTCATCCAGACGGTTCCCGTTGGCAGAATAGAAGTCCGTTACATGCTTCTCATACTCAGCCTGCACCGCCTGTATCTCCTCCTTCGTCCGCCGCTGCAGTTCTGCCACGCTCTCCTTATACTCCTCCTGTGCGTCCAGATAACGCACTTTCTCCCGCGCCAGATAGTGCTCGTCCCCTTTGAACTCCCGCTGGTCTTCCTCCCAGCGTTTCTGTGCCGCATCCATCTTTTCCTTGAGCGCCCTCCGCTCAGGTGCTGTCTTGGCATGAATTTCCTGCAAATCCCTTAAATATCCATCGAATGTGTCATGCTTCATAGCTGTGTGCTCCTTTCTGCCCTCTTTAACCGCATAGTAATCAACAATTTCTCTTTGCACCTTCTCCATAATTTTCCTTGCCGCCTCCACCATCTCCGGGGATTCCTCCGCATATACTGCTGAGGTAGCATAAAACTCAGTTGCAAAAAGGGACATTTCTTTTCCGTTAACCATATACAGTCTGGTCATTCCTGTTTTCTCATCAAAGTTGTATTTTTTATAAAGGTGTTCATCCACCTTCATCCCAAATACTTTTTTGTCCATTATCTGCTCCTCCATTTTTAATCTATCACAATCTTTTCCGGCTTTACAAAGTAACTCCGAAGCTCCACCTGAAACAGCGGCTCTCCCCTGTCCTCATGGTATTTTCTGAAATTCTTATTGACCTCCGCGAAGGTATAATAAGCATTAATCAGCCGCTCCCACTGGGTCTTATCCATCTTTTTCAGGCAATGCGGGCATCTTGGCGGCTTATCATCGTAATTCATATTGCGGTTGTATAACTCAAATTCCCCTTTACAATGGAAACACCTTACTTTCAAATAATCCATACTTTTTGTTTCCCCTTTCTGCTATGCCGAAGTTTCCCATGAGTTCATAATTCTGCTCAGTGAATACCTGAGCGCATCAATGCAGTGATTGTTCTTGTCGGGATAACCCGGTAACAGATTCCCGTCTTTATCCCGGTCGTATTCGTATTCAATGATCTCCTTGTATGCGCAGGGTGTCCTTGCCGGATCAATGACAATCGTCCGGCGCTGCAGCCACTTCATGCCATATTCCACGCTGCCCGGTCGCTTATTGACGGCTTGCGCCCACACATCCCTAAACCGCAGATCAAATATTGACTTTGGCTCCGCTGAATCACACATGATAAAATAATCATCATAATGTCGCCGTTTAATCTCCTTTGCCAGTTCCTCATTACTGATTTTCCGACCCACATACTCATCCAAAAGATATACCTTTTCATGGTTCGGTCTGTAAGAACATCTGATAAACGCCATCGGGTCCGGCATCCACCCGAAATCGATTCCTTGGTAAATGCGGTCAAACTGCTTCATCTCCTCATCCGTGATCGTACGGATTTCCAGAAACTCAAATACCTGTCCGCCTGTTCCGACCGGCTCGCCTAAATATTCATGCCGATATGCCCTCTCGTTGACCTCCTTCAAGTGCTCCGCATCATCAAGGAACTGCTGCCCCAGCCATTCCGGCGGCGCATCCAGATAGCTGCTCTTATGCCGCAGGGCATTGGTTCTTGGCTCGTTGATATACTGATTTGCCCAGTTACCGACACTGATCGGCGGGTTGAAGCTCTTAAACACAACGAACTGTTCCCCGCCGCGGAGTACCGACTGCTGCACGGTTCGGATTTCCTCAATACCGCCAAACTCGTCCAGTTCCTCAAACCAGAGATACTTAAAATACCCGTGGCTGGCTTTCAGTGACTTTGTTTTCTTCGCCTTGTCCAGCCCCCGGAAGATGATCTTCTGCCCGGTAGGGCGGTAAGTGCATTGCATGGGGTTTACCCCTGCCTCCCACAGATGGGAAACGCCAAGCGCCTCAATCGCCCATAATATCTGCCCGTAGACGGTTTCCCGGAGCGTCACCGCATACTTGCGGAATATGACCGCATTTGCCTGTCTGTCCTTCATCATCCCGAGGACGATTTCCAACGAGATAAACGAGGATTTTAGCCCGCCCCTGCCGCCATACAAGTCATAATAGGTATGACCGCCCTTTGCAATGTCGCGGTGTACCGGATAAAATACCGGGGCTATCAGTTTTCCAAAGTCAATCACTGTCTCCGATGTTGTCAACGATCTTCACCGCCTCCGTCACGTCTATATCCTGCTCCCTCTTATCTCTCCACTGTCTGGGTTTCCTGTTCTTCAGCCAGAAAATCTGTGCCGTGGTATCCGGCGGGTAATACCTTTCCACCTCCGTCACGACTGGCTCAGACACTTCCCGCACCCGCCTGCCAT